AGCTGGCCAAGTGTGCCGCCGACGGCGCTCTCTATCAGCAGCAGTCGTCTGGCTCGCTGGAAGCCAAGACCGTCAAGGCGGGATCGGTAACGACCTCGAAGACGTTCGGCGCGATCGATGCCAGTTCCACCAAGGCCCAGGCCGAAGGCATCCAGTTCGCCCTGGCGCTGCTGAATCCCTGGCTTCGGTCGTCCTTCGGCTTCGACGTGTACAGGTGACCCATGGGAATGCGCGAAGAGATCCAGGCCGATCTGGCCGAGGCATTCGACACTGATCTGGCTGATGCGGTTGTGCCGTTCAGTGGAGGCATTACGCTGGCAGGCTCATGGGACCCGGTCGATGAAGTCAGCACCGACCCTGTCGTCATCGCCTACACCGGGCGCGGCGTGATGGATGCCTTCAAGGCCCAGGCCGTGGACGGAATCAACATCCTGGCGATTGACCAGCTGCTGATCGCGCTCACCAACGAAACGACCGGCACGCCTGCCGTAGGCCACAAGATCAACGGTTTCAGAGTGATCAACGTCCAGGTCGACCCGGCCGGCGCTCACTACGAGATCCAGCTGAGGAACACGTAAATGAACGCCAAAGCCGGATGGAGCCATAGCCTGCGCGACTTCGCCGACCAGATCGACGAGGACGTGACGCAGCATGTGCGCGTGATCGCCATGGCCATGCTGACCGAAGTCGTCAACCGCTCGCCCGTGGGCAACCCGGATCTGTGGAAGGCCAACACCGAGCTTCGAGCGCAGAACACGGCCCTGGCCGACGCCTACGACGCCAACGTCGACGCCCGCAACGCGACCAACACCGGCAGGAAGCAATTCAAGAAGCTGACCCAGCGTGAGCGGAAAGAGAACTTCTTTGTCGATGCCAGGGCCGCCGGTAAGGGCTACATCGGGGGGACGTTCCGCGGCAGCCACATCGTATCGGTGGGCTCGCCTGACTTCACGGTCGTCGAAGACGTCGACCCGTCCGGCCGTGACACCATCAACAAAGGCGCGATGATGATCAAGGCGTCAGGGAATTACCCCTTGATTTACATCCAGACGAACAGCCCCTACGGCGAAATGCTCGAGCTCGGGTATTCGACCCAGGCCCCGGGCGGCATCTATGACCTGGCCTGGATCAGCGTATCAGAGGCCTACCGATGACCTATGAAGACATCCGCAAGCTGATCACGGCGCGCATGGTCGCCTTTGCTGGCCTGCCTCAGTCGAGCATTGACTACCCGAACACCCCGGGCTTCACGCCGCCGGCAGACGGCCTCTGGTGTCGCCTGAACATCCAGCACGCAACGGCCTTCATGGCGGGCATGGCTGACAAGCCATACACCCGCAAGCCCGGGCAGATCAGCATCCAATGCTTTGCCCGACTCGGAACCGGAATGAAGGCGCTCAACGTCCTGTCGGATCAGCTTGAAGCGCACTTTGCCTACTGGCAGTCGGGCGATCTCGAATGCCTGGAGGCGAGCCAGATCCCGGCCGGCGAGTTCGAGGGCTTCTATCAAATCAACGCCAACATCCGGTTTCGTGCGGGTTAGGGTCGGTTGCAATATAGCCGCAGCTTGAACCACAGCAAGTGGATTCCAAGCTTGTTGTATGCGTCATCAGCGGACTTGTATTTGCAAAGCGGGTCTGGCTTGCCATCCGGCCAAGTGGCAAAGGCATGGATGACCATAGCGGATACTTTTTGGATTTCCTCTCCTCTCGGACGGGGCGTGAAGTATCCCTCTGGGCCATCTTGAATCGCCGATAAACGAACGTAGAACTGGTATCGCCAATGCTCTTCATGACTTTCACATTCTTGCAATGTGAGCTTGTCGGTGATGCGTGTTTTTACAGCCTTGTACTCTTCGATCAATCGCGCACACGTCAACCAGGCAGTCCGGTCATGTTCAGGTGCTGAGTTAGCAGGTGTATCACCGCATAGAGCCTGAAAAGATCGTTCAAGGCTTGTTTTTGCGTGATGTAAAAGGTGACTGTTTTTTCGATCACTTGATGACTTCGAGATCGCCCACCAGGCAAAAATCGCTGATAACGCGCCTGCAAAAGCGGCGACCGTTTGTGCTGAGTCAACTACCAGCTTCCAAGTTGCATCATCCATCTGCCCTTCGCCCCAAATCCAGTGATTGGGGGATGCTATGCCATGCCAGCTCCATCAATCCATAGCCCGCCCGCATTTGCGGGTTTTTTTACGCCCGCGAATAGGAGGCTCCAATGAGCTCTGGCGCCAAAGTCACAAGTTACATCATCCCCGAGGTGACGCCCGGCGTTACTCCCGGCTCCGGCACCTGGGACACGCTACGGCTGACCGGCAACGCCATGACCCCGACCGTCAACACGGCGACCAGCGACGAGATCACCGACTCGCGGATCAGCCAGGGCTCGGTCGTGACCAGCACCGACATCGGCGGCGACCTGACCGCCGAACTGTCCTATGGCAGCTTCGACAAGCTGCTTGAGGCCGCTTTCTACGGCAACTGGACCAGCAATGTGCTGACCGTGGGCGACGTGCGCCACACCTTCAGCATCGCCAAGAACTACATGGACGTGGGTGTTTACTCCCTGTTCAAGGGCGTGCACATCCCGACGTTCGCCCTGGACATCCCGAGCGACGGAAAGGTCACCGTGACCTTCGGCACTGCCTGCCTGGACTACACCGACAGCAGCGCGCCGATCGTGCTCGCGCCGGCTGCCCCGACTTCCACCCCGTTCATGAGCAACGGCAACGTCGGTACCCTTCTGGTCGACGGCGTGTCGCTGGAAGGGCAGGCCTGCGTATCGGCCATGACTATCAGCCTAAATAACGGCCTGCTGGCTCAGCGCTGCATCGGCACCGACAAGATGGGGCCAGGGGCGCAGATCGCCACCGAGGCGGCCATCACCGGCACTATCACGCTGGCCTGGTCGGCGACTGCCTGGGGCATCTGGAAAAACACCTTCACCCGGAAAACGGTTGCGGTCGAGTTCCCGATTACCGACAGCGTTGGCAACAAGTACACCTTCAGTTTCCCGGCGGTGGAAGTCGACGGCGGACTGCCGAGCGGCGGCAAGCGCGACCTGATCGAGGTGACGCTGAATTACACCGTCGCCAAGCAATCGCCGACCATCACCCGCGCGCCATACGTGGCACCGACCAGCGTCACCGTGGCGCCTGGTACCGCGACCATTTCTGTCGCCGGTATTCAGCAGCTGACCGCGACCGTTGCCCCGGCCGGCGCACCGCAAGGCGTCCACTGGACCAGCAGTGCCCCAAGCAAGGCGACAGTCAGCTCGACCGGCCTGGTCACTGGCGTGGCATCCGGCTCGGCGACCATTACCGCGACCAGCAAGTACGACGGCACGAAGCTCAGCACGTCCACCATCACCGTGTCGTAACACTGATTCACCCCTTGACTGCCCCGGCACCAACGCCAGCCGGGGCGGTCCTTTTCGGCGTGGCGTGAGGAATAACCATGGCTTTGCGACTGACCAAGAAAGACCAGAACACCTCGGAAACCAAGTGGGTCGACTATGACGACGACACCAAAGTGTTGCTGGCACGAATTGATAACCCCGAATACGCGGTCGCCCTAGAGCGAGAACGCCGCAAGCTGCGCAATGCTGACGCCCAATTCGGTGTCGGTGTCGTGGGTGTGATCGACGGCGAGACGACCGAGCATCAGACCCAGTGCAGGCTGTTAGGCCAGTTCATCGTCAAGGACTGGGCCGGCGTACAGGACGGGGACGGTAACCCTCTGGAATACAGCGCTGTGGCTGCCGAGCAGATGCTCGATGCCAACCTCGAATTCTTCCTGTTCGTCCTGCGCGAGTCGGGCAAGACCGCCATCGAGGCGAAAAAGGCCCTGGATGAGACCGTGGGAAAGTTGTTGCCCGCTTCGAGTGGGAAAAAGAGTGGGGCGGCGAGACGGAAAAGCGTCGACTGATTTACAAGAAGCTGAACATGGCGGTGCCGGATGAGCCGGAAACGGACCCGATGACCGACTACCTCCTGAGCACGTTCCGCAACATCACCCGCGGGCGTCGGTTCATCGCAACGATGGCCGGCGCATTCCCGCTGCCGCTGTCGGCCAGGGAAATATCGGATTGGCTGGAGGCGCACCCGCCGGCCATGCCGCGCCGGGAGATCGATGAGGTCGTCTACACCCTGGACGCGATGTGCCTTGAGGCAGAGGAAGAGTCCACGCCATAGCCAGGCCCTGCGCACAAAGCCCGCTCTTGCGGGATTTTTTATATCTGGAGAAAGGTAATGGCCCAAACATCCCGCCTCGTCATTGAGCTGGACAGTCGAGACGCCGAAGCAAAGGCGGCGGACACGCGCAAGGCGCTTGAGGCGCTGGAAGATGCGGGCCTGAGCATTCAGCCGGCACTGAACAAGGCCGGCGCAGGCATGGAAAAGATGGGCAAGGGTGCTGAAAAGGCTACCAAGTCCATCGGCGATGAGACCGACGAGCTGGAGAGGCTGCTGGGGCAGATTGACCCGGTGGTGCGCCGCCTGGGCGAGCTGGACAAGCAAGAGCAGGACCTGGCCAGGCATCGCAAGGCTGGAAAACTCGACACCGCCACCTATGACGAATACAAGGCGAAGATCGATACGGCTCGCAAGGGGCTGACCAGCTTCGATGACTCGCTGACCCGCACCGGTAACACCGCCAAGCAGACGGCAGCAGCCCTGCGCGGCGTGCCGGCGCAATTCACTGACATCGCCGTATCGCTTCAGGGCGGCCAGAACCCGCTGACGGTGTTCCTGCAGCAGGGCGGCCAGCTCAAAGATATGTTCGGCGGCGCTGGTCCGGCTGCTAAGGCCCTGGGCGGCTACGTCCTCGGCCTGGTCAACCCGTTCACCGTGGCTGCTGCGGCAGTCGGCACGCTGGGTCTGGCCTACTATCAAGGATCGAAGGAGGCCGATGCCTACAGCCAGGCCCTGATTCTGACTGGCAACGCAGCAGGCACCAATGCAAGCGCCATCAGCTCGATGGCAGCAAATGTCAGCAGGTCCGTGGGAACCATCGGCGCAGCATCGGTAGTGCTGGCTCAGCTGGCCGGCTCATCGAAAATACCCGCATCGTCTTTCGAAATGATCGCGACGGCGGCGCTCAAGATGGAAAGCGCTACTGGAAAGGCTGCAAGCCAAACCGTGGCGGACTTCGAGAAGCTGGCGAAAGATCCAGTGAAGTACTCGGCAGAGCTAAATGAGCAGCTTGGCTACCTGACTGCGTCCACTTACGCGCAAATTGACGCGCTGGCGAAGCAGGGTGATCAGCAGGGAGCTGCAAACCTTGCTGAGAAGGCCTACGCCGAAGCTATCAGCTCGCGGGCCGACCTCATTAAAAGCAAGCTCGGCCTTGTCGAGACGGCATGGGACGGGGTTAAGTCGGCGGCCAAGGGCGCGTGGGATGCAGTCCTGGACATTGGCCGGGAAGACACGTTCGAGCAGAAGCTGATCAAGCTTGAGGATCGGCTGAATCGAGTGCGTAACGCCAAAACGCCGACCTTCTTCGATGACAACCCAAACCTTGGCGAACTTGGCGCTGGAGAAGACGGCGCGCAGTCGGCAATCACTGATCTGTATGTTCAAAAGGCTGAGGATGATCGTCGCGCTGCCGCCAAGGCCGAGGCGCTGCGCCTTGACAAGGAATCAATCGCGAACCAGGGGAAGCTTA